CCCTTGACGATCGTGCCGTCAGCAAGCGTGAGGTCCGCCTCGGGTACGCCGACCTGAGTCGTTGCAATCGCAACGCTCGGAGACGAGCCACCAGAGAGAGAGTTCGTCTGCAGAACGAGCAGAGCCACGTTTGTGCCGCGCAAATCCTCGATGAACTCGACAACCAAGTTCGGGTTAGTGCCCGATACCCGGACGTTTCCGTTCCCGATCGTTGAGAGTGCTTCGAGAGCAACTTCAACGTCGGCAGCGGTTGCGTTGTGGGCAATCGTTCCCGTGTTCTGCCCGCCAAACGAGAGAACAAAGTTGCCTCCGGACGGCGTGCCGGTGATGGTCACGGACTGGATTTCGTTCGTGCCAATTGGCCGAACCGTGCTCCAGTCGATGGTGATGCCGCCAACCTTGCGCTCAACGCGCGATGGATCAACGGCCAGGCCGTATGCTCGGCCAGTCGTGCTTCGAGTAGTGGTTCCGTATCCGCTCATTTATGCCTCCTTCTTAGTCTTCTTTCCGGTCACGATTTGCTTGGGATCGACAGTGAGCTGGAGCTCGCCACCATCGTCCTCGGCCGCAAATTCGAACATCTTCACGCCCTTGATGCCTTCGGTAGTGAGGGACAGCTCGGGCATACCGTTGACCAGGTCGCGAATATGCTGGGTGCGAGTTCCTTCGAACGGGCGACCCTGTGCAAACTGAATCGCGCCACCGCCATCGTCGGTAAGGGCACTGCGATACATTTCCTTGAAGGTCGGAAACTGTGCGGGCGCCACTCGCTTTGATGCCTTGAGGAACTCCTCAAAGTTCGCGATTGCAGCTTCCGTTTGAATGTCGGTCGCTGGCGTCGGGGCAACCGCCTTGAACTGCTCGATGAGCGGGGTAACCGCCTTCGCAACAGCAGCGTCAATCGCGGCAGTCAGGTCAGGAGTTGGCGGAGACGTTGGAGTTGTCTCCGGCAACTGGTTGAATTTCGCAATATCCTCTTCGGACAGTCCCCGAATGG